GGGTATAATGATGATTTAGTAATGTCTTTTGGAATAGCTATGTATATTAGAGATACAGCATTAAAATTAAGACAACAAGGATTACAAGCTACTAAAAATGCCTTAGGTGGTATGACTGTAAACAGAACAGGATATCAAGGAGGGTATGGTTTTTCAAAAGGGTCTGATAATCCTTACCATCAAGATATGGGAGGAAATAAAGAAGATATTAGATGGCTCCTTTAGGTAATATTTATAACAATAATAATAAATTATGGCTGATAAAAGCGTATTTACAAGATTAAAAAGATTATTCTCAACTGACGTAATAATCAGAAATGTTGGTGGTGATCAAATTAAAGTAATTGATAGTGGTAAAATCCAATCTACAGGTGAATTAGAAACCAATTCATTAATGGATAGATATAATAGAATATTCTCTACCAGTCCTTCCTCTTTATATGGGGCTCAATTTAATATTAACTACCAATATTTAAGACCTCAATTATATTCAGAATATGATGTAATGGATAATGATGCAATTATTGCCTCTGCTTTAGATATTTTAGCTGATGAGTCTACTTTAAAAAATGATATGGGAGAAGTACTTCAAATTAGGAGTGCTAATGAAGATATACAAAAAATATTATATAATTTATTTTATGATGTATTAAATGTAGAATTCAATTTATGGATGTGGATACGTCAAATGTGTAAGTATGGTGATTTTTTCTTAAAATTAGACATAGCAGAAAAATTTGGTGTTTATAACGTAGTTCCTTATACTGCTTATCACATTGAAAGACAAGAAGGGTTTGATCCAAAAAACCCATCAGCTATTAGATATAGATATGCTATAGATGGAATGGACAACATAAGTTCAGGTATGTATCCAGTTCCTGGATCTACTTCAGGTAATTTATCTAATGAAAATGGAATATTTTTCGATAATTATGAAATGGCTCATTTTAGATTAATATCTGATGTTAACTATTTACCATATGGTAGATCATATATCGAACCCGCTCGTAAATTATTTAAACAATATGTTTTAATGGAAGATGCTATGTTAATTCATAGAATTTCACGTGCTCCTGAAAAACGTATTTTTTATATGAATGTTGGTTCTATCCCTCCAAATGAGATAGATGCCTTTATGCAAAAAACAATTAGTAACCTAAAACGTACTCCATTCCAGGATAATAAAACAGGTGATTACAATTTAAAATTTAACCAACAAAATATGTTGGAAGACTTTTATATCCCCGTTCGTGGAAATGATCAAACAACTAAAATTGAGACTGCACCTGGATTACAATATGATGGTATTCAAGATGTAGAGTATTTAAGAGGTAAGTTATTTGCTGCACTTAAAATACCAAAAGCATTCTTAGGATATGAAGAAGATATTGAAGGTAAATCAACGTTAGCAGCCCAAGATATTAGATTCGCTCGTACTATTGAAAGACTCCAAAGAATAATACTATCAGAATTAAATAAAATTGCTTTAGTACATTTGTATACCCAAGGTTATACAGATGAAACATTAACTAATTTTACATTAGAAATGGCTAGCCCATCAATAGTATTAGAACAAGAAAAAATTGAATTGTTAAAATCAAAAACAGAATTATCTCAACAATTGTTAGAACAAGGTTTAGTACCTTCAGATTGGATCTATGATAATGTATACCACTTTAGCGAAGATCAATATGATGAATATAGAGATTTATCTAGGGAAGATGCTAAACGTAAATTTAGAATAACTCAAATTGAAGCAGAAGGTAATGACCCAGTAGAGACAGGTAAATCCTATGGTACACCTCATGATTTAGCTTCATTATATGGTAAAGGAAGAACAATGTCAGACCCAGGTAATGTACCTGATGGTTATAATGAAGATGAACCTAAATTAGGTCGCCCACAAGATACTGTTACTAGTAGAAACAAACAAGATTCTAACTTTGGTAAAGATAGATTAGGAGTTGCGGGTATGAAAAATAAAGATAAAAATGATTCTGATTCTTTACGTAATAATTTTAAAGGAGGTAGCCCATTATCCCTTGAAAGTGCTAAAGTATCTTTTTTAAAAAACAAACAATTATTTGAAGCTTTAGATAAAAAGAATTTAGTATTTAAGTCTGATAAAGAAGATAGTAAACTATTAGATGAAAACCAATTGAAGGAGTAAAAAATTTTACATATTTATAAATAAATATATTTTTTGATGAAAATTAAACATTCAAAGTACAAGAATACAGGGATTTTATTTGAACTGTTAGTACGTCAAATTACCGCTGATACACTTAAAGGAGGTAATTCGCCAGCCATAGATATCTTAAAAGAATATTTTGTAAATACCTCTTTAGGTAAAGAATATAAATTATATGAATCTGTACTTAAATCTAAAGTAATAAATGAAAGCAGAGCTACTTTAGTTATTGATACTATATTAGAAGCATCTACTAAATTTAATAGAAAGTCTCTAAAAAAGCAAAAGTACAATTTAATTAATGAAATTAAAAAACACTACAATTTAGAATCTTTCTTTGGTTCTAAAATTACTAATTATAAAGAATTAGCTGCTTTATATACTTTAATAGAAAATAGTAATTCAAATTCTGTTTCTAACCCCACACAATTGGTAGATAATAAAGTAACTTTATTAGAACATTTGACTAAGAAAGAAGTTACTCCATCTTCAAAACAAAGTGTATTAGAAGAATTTTCAACCTATGATAATGATGTAAGAACTCTTACTTATAAGGTATTATTAGAAAAGTTTAATGACAAATATGATTCATTAACCACCTCACAAAAACAAATCCTTAAAGAATACATTAATTCAGTAGATTCAACCCCAGATTTAAGAAATTTCTACAATGTTAAAATTAATGAGTTAAAAAATACATTATCTAAACAAGTAGAAAATATTAAAGATAAAGCAACACAAGTTAAAATAACTGAAGTAGCC